TTGTGACAATATATTCTAATATTACAATATTGCCATCAGTTAATTTATTTCCGGTAACACCATCGCCAAAATAAACTTCAAATTTACCATCATTACTTTCTTGTATAAAATAAACTTTAGAATCTGCTTTTACACCTGAATAACCACTAGCTAAAGAATATGTTGCTGAAGTAGTATCAGTAGCAGAATTTTGAACTGAAACTTTTAAAGTTGAAGTATCTGCGTTAGCATTAGGAATAATAAATCTTTGGTCAACATCTGTTTCATCAACTGAATATTTAAATTTAACTAAAGTACCTTCGTATATAGTGACATCTGAAAATTGGTAAACACCATCAAGAGGTGTTGTTGTAATATCTTCATTAGTAATATATTGATAAGTTGTATCTTCAACGGTTGATGTAAACACCGTACCTTTTGCCATTGTAATTGATGTGCCTGTTCCGTTATTAACAACTAAATTGATTGAAGCTTTTGGTGCTCTTGGTGAACTAGGAGTATAACCTAGCATTTTTGCTAATGAAACAATATTGTTTCTTATATCTGCACTATCAAGATATAATTCATTTGTTGCCATATTGGCTAAGTAAGCCATATAGTGAGTGTTATAGGATAAAATGTCTAATAGAATTGCTAAAGAAGAACCTTCAAAATCATAATCTTGAAATTGAGATTGACTTTGTAAAAATGTTTTTAGATTTCTTTTTATATCATTAAAATCTAAATCTGAAACTACTAACTTACTATTTGCCATCTTATCTTAGCCTTTGTAAAAATGTTTGTACCGTTTGTGGCTCTGGTACACCTACTACATAAAAGTAAATATCAACAACTAATCTATTACCATCTTGGTCGTCATCTACTTTAACACTTTGTAAATCTATTCGTGGTTCGTAATTCTCTAATACTTCAACTATTTTATTTTGTAAAAATACTTTAGTCATTGGCGTAAAGTTTTCAAATAACAATTCTCTAATACCACATCCTAATTCTGGTTGAAATGGTCTCTCATAATAACCAGTTTGTACTAAATTTTTTACACTTCTTTTTACAGCTACAACGTCTTCAACTCTTAATACATCACTAGTTACCACGTTTCTAGTGAAATCAATATCAATGTCACTAAATTTTCGTGAATTACGTTTAGATTTACTTACTAATGCTGAATCGTATTGTGCCATATCGCTAATATTTATATACTTTTATTAGCCGTTTGCAAAAACATTTGGTGAACCACCTGTCATAGCACCTGCGTCTGTACTATCACCAACTCTACCAACTTTTATACCTACAACATACACATTTGGCGAAGCTGCATTTATAACTTTAACGTGAGCTGGACAGGCTGGTACTGGTGGTGCAATATGTGATACGGTTGGGTCGCCTTTTCTTGCAACTAAAATATTATTTGCAAAAACCGTTCCTTGTCCTGGTGTATTTAATGTAGTTGTTCCTACACAAGCGTGACCTGTTGATAAAGGGTCACCTTTTCTTACTACTGCTGGCATTATCTTCCCCTAGCTGCTTTTAGTGCTTCTCTACGTCTTTCTTGAATTATTGCTTGTTTTATCTTTCTACCAATCGGTATATTAATACTATGACACATTTGTTTGCCTTTTTTACTAATATATTCAACTGAAATTGTTTTATCTTTATAATTTGACTGAACCGACATTATAGCTTTCTTCAAACTTATCGCTTCTTTCTCATTTTCTTCACCTGCTTCATTCCAAAACAGGAATTTTCTCATTTTTGGCATAAATTCCTTTATTTTTTTTGTTTTTAATATTTATATTAGAAATTACAACGTGATTTTGCTAGGATTTTGTCAATTTGAACAATTCCGTCAAGTGATTCGCTAAGTGATTCGCTAGAAATCTCAAAATCAGGCGAAAATTCGCAATTTTCTTGATATTTTGAGCATCCGGACGCTAAAAAGAACAAAAGTAGTACAAAAAAATTAAAAAAGCGTTGATTTTTAAAGGTTTTTTTAGTCATTTTTTTAAAAAAAGTGCTTGCTTTCTATATTTATCTGTGGTATTATGGTTATAGAAAATGAGAAAGGACTTAAACACTATGAAAACTATAATTTCTTCAATTTTGATGGTTCTAGGTTTTATTATGATTGCTGGCTCTGCTGGTGATTGTGACGGAAAATGTATGGAACTTGGTAATACTATCGGCGAAATGTTAATGTACGCCTCTATGGGTTTAGCATTATTTGTTGCTGGTGGTTATATTGCAATTTTAGATAATAACAAATAAGGAGACTACACTATGATAAAAGTTGAAAAAACTGCTAAAACACTAGACGAAGGAATTAAAAATCTTATGGCTGGTGCCAAAAAAGACTACGAAAGGTGGTCTACTAATAACGGACAAAAAGAATTGTCTGGTTATTCTAAAGAACAAGTTGAAAATTGGGATAACAAAACAAAAATCAAAGAAGGTCAAAAGTACATTAAGATTGTACAAGATACTGGTGTTTTTTGTTTTATCGCAAAAACAGATTTTAAACACTTCAAAAAAGGTGACGTTTTAAAAGCTGCTGGTTATAATAAACCTGCTTTAAATTCACCAAGAGGTAACGTACTTACTGGTAATTACCCTATTCAATGGACTGGTCCATTATATTTGAAATAAGGAAACACTATGTATAAAACACCAAGAGATAGACGTAGAAAAGTGTTTGAGCGGGTAGTAAACCCGCTCTTACTAAAACATTTAGTACCATCAAGTTATACAGGTACTTGTATTGCGTCTAACATACCAATAAAATATTTAAAATATTTCAAAGAAGTATCTGCTTCAAGAAGA